ATGAACAATTTTCTGTCCAGAAGGTAATGCTACAGTTGTACCACCAGATACACCACCGAAAGCATTTCCACTAGCTGCAGAAATAATTGCATCATCCATTGCTCTACCCATAGCCCAAGCACCACTCATTGCATACTCAGATTGTGGAGAGATTAACATTCTAACTTTGTCCTCTTGGTCAATCAGATCAGCCCAATCATAATCATCCATAGTAACTTTACGTCTAGAGTGAGGGGTATCTACTCTAGGTGTATCACTATGTCTTGATGTTCTTTTAAGTGCTGCAGTATCACCGATTCTTTCAAAAAAATGTGATTTTCCTGTAACAGTTTCAGTTCTAACTGCATCTCTTAATCTTGAACCCTTCTGTTGTGCCAAATGGAATACATTGCTTTTATATTGTTCTACAAAAGCTGTAGTAATTTGAACACTCATTATAGTTCTCCTTATAAAAATTAATATTATTGTTTATGCAGTTTTTGTCCTAAAAAGGGAAACCTCGTTTATAGTCGTTAGACTTTATGTACTGTTATCCATAAGGGCAATACATACATAAAAATAATATCACACTTTTTTAAGAATTACCATACACTTTTTCATGTAACTGTCGCATTCTTTCAACAGATGGTTGATGATCCTTATGTCTAGGGTTGTGATAAGGATGATCTGGGTTATTAAAAGTGTCCTGTATCTCTTGTTTTGCATCTAATGGTGAAGCAGCTAAACTATTATTTTGAGTGTTTTGTGCCATATCTTCAGTAATATCTTTACCTAATCTAGCAAATAAACGGATAACTGCAGGATGATTGCCTGCTTCTGTATTCATTAACTCTTTTATTTCATTATCTCCATAGACATCTATTGCTCTTCTTGCATTACGGATTTGACTATCATAGTCATAACCCCATTCTTTTTTAAGCATAGCTTCAGATTCTTGTCTTTGTACATCTACTTGTGATGCATACATATCTCCTTGATTCTTTATAGATTCCATTTGATAATTAACAAGACCTTCTACTTGTTGTTGGTTTAAACCCATTTGATGAGCTACATTTTTGAATTGACTTATTTGGTCTTCAGTAAAATATGCAGAATAATCTTCTGGTACATTTACTTGATATTTATCAGCAGCTTCTGGTCTGCCTAATTTATTATAGACTTCCATTCTTTCTTCATCAGTTTTAGGTATAGGTATTCTACTTCCTAATACTTTTTGTTGATGCACTACTGTTTTAGCTAATGACTCTACATCTTTAAAATTAGATAATGTAGGATCGTTTTTTAAGTCTTCTGGTAAGTTTGATCTCCAATCTTGATTATCACTTACAGTAGACCCTAGAACTGTATTATCTTCTACAGTTTGTTCTACAGGGTTACCTTCTGTTGTGGTCGTTTCTTCAATCATTTTTTTGCTCCTTTAATAGATTGATTATTCGTATTAAGACAGATCGCTGACCTTCCTTATATGCTGTTTCATAAGGGTCTTTGCCAAACGAGGTCCTATGATAATAAGCAGACTTTAAATCTGCTAATACTTCTTTCCCTTCTCCAGAGTCAAAAGTAATTCTGTACATTTTTTGTAATTCTTTTAATTCCATTATTCAACTAGACCAATGGCTCTTGCTGATTCTTCTACTTGTTCTGCACCTTGTTGTGCTTCTGGTGTACCTAACTCTTTAATAGCTTGGTTTTGTGTTAATGCTGTTTGTGCTTGTTGTTGTTGCATAGCCATTTCTTGTGCTTGTTGCTGTTGTTGTGCTCTCATTTCTCTCATTTCTGCAACTTCTTCAACACCTCTTAATACAGTTTTAGGAACACCTAATAAATTTGCTCTAGTTCTAATAGCAAGGTCATGATTTATATTATCCATAATACTTGGGTCTATCTGTCCTACTTGCATAGCTAATGCATACAATCTATCAATAGCAATAGACTCTTCCATTCTTTGTGATCTAGCTAATGGTCCTACATACTCTACATCTACTGTTTGTCCTTGTATTACTTCTGGTGCAGGTATTAATGCTTCTGCTCTTAACATAATACCAAATACTCTTTCAATTAATGGATTTAAAAACTCACTTTGGAATCTACCTAATGTTGGTCCTAACAATCTTTGCATCAATTCATATCTAACTTGAACCTCTGTAGCTGTCATTTGAGGACCTTGTTGTAGTTGTAATTGGTCAGAATAATATGCTTGTCGTATTGCAGTTCGTAATTGGTTTTCTTTCATATCTGTTATTTGCCAATTACTACCAATAGGTAATGGTCTTACACTACCTTCATTTCTAACTACAGTTATACCTGCAGGTGTCATTCTTACTCTACCAATAACACCATCATCTGTTACAAGTAATGGTGGGTCAATAGCTTTTGCCCATGCTTTTAGTCCTATCTCTACTGCTTTATTTAATGTTTTAATATCTGGTAATGCATTATAACTTGGTGATCTACCATATATTTCACCTGTTGCTTTAGACCATCTAGGTACAAGGTATGGAAACTCATTATAACCACCTTCTCTTACTGTCATTTTATCTTCTACACATACATGACATGAATAAAAAGGTAATTTAGTTTTTACCTTCTCCATTGCTCTTTCATAATCTTCAGTTGGTTCTACTGCATGAATAAATGTAAATTCTTTATCTGGCTTATCTTTAACAGCTTCTAATAGTTTTTCTCCAACATTCTTTTCACCAAACTCTTGTATTGCTTGTCTTGCTGTTAAATTATACTTTCTATATACTGTATCTATTCTACCATCATTGTTTTCTTTAATATAAAACTCTTTAATGTGTAATGTATTAAAATGAATACCACCTTCTGCAAAACCTTTTTTACTTTCTTCTACAAATAATGCACCTGTACCTATAGAGCATAAATCAAGATATAACTCATGTACTTCTGTATTAAAATTAGATTCATTAAATAAGTCATACATTCTTTTTGCAGAATTTTCTAACCATAATTGTACATCTCTGTTTTGATTAAGTTCAGCACTTCTTAATTTTAAATGAAACCATTGTAATGATGGTGATGTTAATGTGCCATGCAAACTTGCAGCTAATAAATTATTTGCAGTTATAGCAGTAGAATCAAATAATACTTCTGTTCTCTTTTCACCTTTTTCTCTTTTAGATACTACTTCTGCTTTTCGTGGCATTACATAATCAAGAATGTCTTGCCAATGTTCTTCCCATGTTCCTCTATGACTTTCTAATTGTGCAAGTCTTTTTTTTATGTAATCAAAATTTGCCATTAGGTTATTCTATTTGTTGGTGCAGTACCACCTAAAACTGTTTTAGCAGTAGGAGCTTGCTCTTGTACTCCTGTGCCAGATGTAAGTAATGTACCATAAGAACCTTGCTTTCCAAGTGCTACTAATTTTTGTCTTTCAGCTTCTAACTTTGCTTCTGACTCTGCCACCTTATCGTCAATTTCTGGCATTGGCTGTGGTGATGGCATACTTGGTGTTTTCATTCCTCCACCCATTATACTCTCCTATAAATATTTACATTCATGTCTTAACAATCCATATAAAACACCATTATAGTATTTCATACCCTCTTTAATTATTTTCCTAATAACACCTTCTTGTTTGAACCCTGCTGATTCAATTAATCTTCTACATCTACTGTTACTAGGTTTTGTCATTGCAGTTACTCTAACACATTTACAGGTATAAAAGCAATAGTCAAATACTTGTTTTGCAAAACCTCTTCTCATGGCTTTAGGATCATCAAGTGCTAAATGCATCCAAATATTAAATCCATCATAGTGAGAAAAGATAGCTCCACCAATTATTTTATCATCTTTATAATAACCTATATGGGTATAATCAGTATCTACTCCTTGAATATGTGCTCTTGGTGCAACAAACCCTAAAACTTCTTTTGCTAATTTTTTATCAGTTTTAGCAACAATCATTGTCCAAGAATAGTTCTTGCAGTTGTAGCTTCTTCGCCACCACCAAGTGTAGTTCCTTGACCATATCCCATTCCTCTAACTTTACCTCTTTTTCTTCTTTCTGCTGTATCCCTTTTCTTTGGGTCTTCAGCAGGAGGAGGAGGTGGTGGTGGAGGTGGTGGGGCAGGAGGTTTTGGTCTTGAAAAAAATCCACCCATAATAAAATCCTTTCATATTAATATTAAGCTCTTTTTATTCTACTTGTTTTTTTCTTTTTTACAAATGTTTTTACATTAGTAGGTTTACCACCTACACCTTGAGCTTTTGCTCTTTTTCGTGTTACTGCACTTTTCTTTTGAGCTGCTGTCATACTTTTAGCTTTAGCCAATGGAACACATTTAGGATATTTTCTTTTTGATCCTTTTGATCTACCACAAGGTTGATACTTACCTTTTTTCTTAGGTGCACCAATATCAACCCATCTTTCTTTAACCCATTTTCTAAGACCCATTTACTTCTTTCTTTTTTTGGCTTTAGTCTTTTTAGGTTTTATTCTGCCGCTACACACACCAGATGCATACATATTTGCATAAGCACTTGGATAGACTTTAAACTTTCGTCTTGCAGCAGCTTTACCTTTTGCACATAACTTTGCCATTATTTTTTTGCTTTCATCATTTTTTCAAGTTTAGCTGCTTGTGCTGCATGAGCTTTTGATGCTTTTTTTAGTGCTGCTACAACACTTCGTACTGTAGCTTTGTTCATGCTTTTTTCTTTTTCATTTTAGACTTCATGATCTTAGCTTGAAGTTGTTTAGGTAATGTCTTTTGTTTTGCTGTAAGTTTCTTTCCTTTTGGTGGTCTTCCTTTTTTTGATCCGTAAGTTCCTTTACCCATTGGCATAATATACTCCTTAAAAAATGTTAAAATCAGAATCAGATTGTATCTGCATAGGTTCGGTATTCCTTGTTCTTGCCTTTCGCAATGACATTACTGCATATCGTAGTGCAGATATTATATCATCATTCATAGGAATTATCTTACCATTCTTCCTGTGATACAACCTAATTTCTTCTAATATCTTACTTTGATTAGAAAATATTTTCAACCTCTTTGTTTGAAATCGTGTAAGCATTTCCATTACACCTGCTTCTACACTTATACCTCCACTACCTTCTTTCATGCCATTTTGTGGTGGATTAGTAAAATGCTCTCGTAATAAATTAACACCTTCATCTCTATATTGCATAGCTAGACTTTTACCACTACCCTTATCAGCTTGTCTACCATCCATAGGATATATAACAGGAATCCATTTACCTCTTGCTTTTATTGCTGATGCATGAACAGGTACAGTTTCTTGTCGCATACTATACCCATCATACATATACACAATATCACTATCTCTATCCCATGCTATCCATGCACAAGCTGTAGGGTGATCCCAACCAAAATCTATACCACATATCTTTGGATAGTAATCTGGTATATCAAATGGTTCGCACAATATGTCATCTTCATTAATTGGGAATACCAATCCAGACCCTAATTGTGGTATTCCTTTTTCTCTCATTTTTCGTTCATGGGGTGGTAATGCTTGTAAGATTTGTTCTCTTACTTCTTTAGTCATGTGAGGTGCATCATCCCAAGTAGCTTGTATAAGGTCTTGTCCTGTTTTTAAATTGTTTACAAACTGTGCTACTGTTTCTGTCATACCTTGTTCTGGTGTAAATGTCATATAGACAATACCACCCTTATCAGCAGTTCTGGTTAGTGCTTGTGAATATATAGCTTGTGGTGGTTCTTCATCTAACCAAATAACATCTAAGGACTCACCCATCCATTTTTCTTTACCCATTTCATATGCTTTAAAACCTATTCGAGAATATCCTCCACTCTTATGTCGTATAACTACACTATTCATTGCATTGGGCACCCCTGGTTTTCTTACTGTTTCTCCAATAAGTTTTAAAGGTATACTACCTGTACCTTTAGCACTAGGGTCATCTGGTTGTCCTACTAATTCTTTTTGACATACATCTCTAGTCGTTTCATTAGATACACCACCAACCCAACATCTTACAGGTCTATCAAACTTTCTACCTTCCCACCATTCTGGATATAACCCTGTACAATGATATGCCATCTCCATAGCACCACTAAATGATTTACCTACCCTGTTACCTGCCATCAATAATCGTTGGGTAGCTTTACTATTATGAAATTTCTTTTGATACTCATATGGCTCATACTGTGCCATCTGATTAGTCTTTTTTCGAAATTCCAACTCTTTGGCTATTTCTAATGCTCTGGCTAAATCATTCATTTCATTTTAATAATATTTCTTATATGGGTCGCTGTCATAAATAAACACAATACATACATAGATGTTAAATCATATATAAAGGAAAACCACCACCAAAAAAATTGACTAACCAATCCAAAGTATCCTGCATACCTCCAACCATTACCATATAACCATACACATAGTATAGCTGTTATACTTGCTATCCATTCTATCATAGCTTATCAAGATCATCACTATGAACCATTATCCAAAACCCTGCCCTGCCCTTTTCACACAAAGCTACAACAGGGGTCTTACCCTCTTTCTTTGCCATAACATTTGTGTCATCCCATAATGTTATTACAGTATGCTTCTTTCTGAGCTTACATTCAATAAATAATTTATCGTGAATTACATCTGCCCTAGTAATCTTGCCATTACCACCACTCAATGGAGTCCTCTGACCACCAAAATAGGCAGCTACCTGTCGTTCTCTTTGCTTCCATGCCTTATCAGCCATACCCATATGTACCACAAAGTTAACCTATGTACAAGTAGTTAACAAAAGTTAATATCTAAATATCCCCTTCGCTGTGTCCAATAATCCATATATATAGCAACACTTCGGCATTTTGGGGGGTAGGGGTCATTTTTTTTGCCTGAAGCCCTTTATTTCTGTGCATTACAGCCATTTTTAATTAAATTTAGCCCTTAGGTTGTGTGTGTGGGTTCTAAAGCATTCTCACAAGATTAAAAGAGTATATGTAATGTTATTGATACTAGTATATATGTTATCATTTGATTAATGTGTTATAGAGTCTTTATTAATACCTAATTGATTAAGTATTATATTTAACTCTTGCTGTAATTGATCTTCGCTTAAGTTTTCTATCTTATTTATAACTTCGCTTTTACTTGTGCCAGAATAATTATTTCTATCTAATAACTGACAACTTGCAGATAGTTGTACTGATTTAGGTGCCTTCTTATCGTTTACTAATTCTATCAGCTTATTTATTGCAATACTTACTCCAGATTCTAATTGTTGAAAGTTTCTTTGTTGAATCTGATCTTTAATATAATTCTTTCTTAATAATTGATATCCATATTGACTAGGATATTTACATTCTGGATAAGCTTTTCTTACTGCGTCAGGAGTTTTATACCCCTGTAATATATAGTTTATAAAATTTTCTTCTTTTTCTGAAAGTCTTGATTTCTGCATAGTTTCATAAATTTATTAATAAATTATAACATATAGTTGATTTAGTTGTTGACAATTAACTAAAGTTTTATAATATTAACTTATGTTAACTAATATAAAGGGGTCAAACATGACAATTAAAAAAATAAAAACTATCAATCCTAGTAGTAAAATGAAATGGATAAATGGTAACAGTTGTTTAGATATAGAAATTTATTCACACATGGATGAAACTACTTATTCTGTTGAAGTAACTCGAAATTATGAAGGGCATAAATATCATGTAGCAGTATTTAATTATGATAATGAGCATGAGCTATCAATAGGTTTTAATACTGTTATGAATTTATATGAATTCTTTATTAAAATACAAAGTGAGGGTATATAAATGAATAAAAAAGAAAAAATAACTTTTATTTTAAATGAAAGAAATATTAACAAAAATACTAATTTTTATAATTATGTATTAAAAGAGTATGAAAAAATGTCAGAGTCTGAGCTCAATATTGAAATAGATTTTATCAAGCATTTTGGATCAGCTCCAGATACTATTATTCATAAAGGGGGTAAATAATGAAAAAACATAAACAAAAAATTGATAAATCAAGAAAAGATAATCCATTAATGGACTATTTTTTAAATAAACATTTTGATGAAGTTGCTACTAAAAAAGAAAAAGACTTTGTTAAAAATCATTTTGAAATAATAACAATTAAATAGGGGGATAAATGA